ATTTTCTTGGTAGATACGAAAATGAAGTTCAAGCAAGAATGGTTTATCTATCTGCTCTATTATACAGAACTGCTATTTACGGGCTGGTGGAGTATTAGTTTTTTTATTATCTTTGCACTATGACTAGATTAGAAAAATGTGAATTACTTAAAGAATTGGGATATACATATAATCCTGATACTGGTGAAGTTATTGGATTACGTGGTAAACCAATAACGAGAAAAAACCCAAGGGGTTATATTTCAATTGGAAGAAAAGATTTATTTCAAGGTCAATTATATTCTCATCATTTTGCTTGGTTTTTTATTCACAATGAAGTAGTTGAATGTATAGACCATATCAATGGTAATCCATCTGATAATAGAATTACTAATTTAAGAAGTATTACTCAACAACAAAATACATTCAATACGAAGGCTAAAGGATATTATTACGATAAAAAGAAAAATAGATATAGACCTGTTTTAACCATAGATGGTAAAAGCAAATACTTTGGTAGATATAAAACAGAAAAGGAGGCAAGGGACGCTTACCTCCAATTAAAAGAAAAATATCATATTATTTCCTAGGTGGTGGTGTTAAAGTTCCGTCGGCGTATGGAACACGTCCTTGAACTTGAGTATTTTTTGGTTGTTCTGACGTTGGCGCTTTAACCAATGCTTTTGTATCAGTATCGTATTTATACTTTACCCATATATGGCGACAGTTGACACCACCTCTCCATTCAAATACTGAATATGTATCAGACCCACCTTTACCTAATCCAGGATTTGATGAGTTCAATCTAACAATATCTTCATACCTCATCAAAGAAGCATTTGTTCTACGAACCAATTCCATGCAAAATCTTCTTGTGTTAGGTCCAATAAAAGATGGCCCATACTCTGTTGATATATAACGATATAAATTCATTACCTTGAAATTCTCTTGTTTGCCGAACTCAATTGTTTTAGATGGAATACCTTTTGTATCATCTTCGTTAATGTCCCATATGTAATCCCAGTTGTCTATATCACCTAATCCAATACCCAAATCATCTATAGCAACTCCAAGATTATTTAATATATCATAAAAATCTTCTTCTTTTGCTAGTTTTTCAAAGTATTCAAACTTATAATTATCACTCAACTTTGGGTGGTTTATAATCTCTTCAGGTGTAAATTCATTTATAATATCGCACATATTCTTTTTAATTAAATTTTAATAACTTCCATTAACAAATCCACCACAACCATTACAAGGGTTTGTTAATCCATATGGTTCCAACCAAGTTCCAAGAGGATATTGTCCTCCGTAAGATGGTATATGTATTCCTGTAAAATAACTTTGAGCTGATTTTGGCATGTTGTCTTTTGCTGCTGGTGATGCATAAGTTGGGAACAAGTAATTGTAATTCAATAAAAATACAATCAATCTTCTCTTGTAAAACTCTGCCGTATCCAAAACAGCATTTCTTAAATACTTCAACTCTGATAAATCAACTGGTGTTGAGTTTTCTGATGACTCTTTTGAAATTGATTTATTGGTTGCTTTGAAGGCTACAAATGGCATCGCCAAATAGAAAGCGTACTGAGCCACCATCGGTTGTATGTAATTTCTCATCAACGATGTTTCATCAGGGTTAAGAGTATTATTTTTAACCCCATCTTTCAAATGGTCGTAGAATGTAGCACCCAATACTTCTTGCAAATATGTTGTTTGGGCTTGGATAATAAAAGGTGTTAATTTGTCGTCATCCACATTGTCCTCAATCGGCGTGTTCTCACGCAGATAAGTCATAGATATAAAATAAACTACAGGTGTAAAAGCCATCTTATTTAGTTTTGATTTAATTTATTTGAAAATGCTAATGGTGATTTTTCCTCTTCTGTTAAAACTCCTGTCTCATCAACATTTGCATAAGTTTGTAATTTCAACTCTTCTTCAATTCCAACATCATAAAGAACCGTATTCACAGCATATTCCAATTGTTCTTGACGCTGTTTAATATAATACACACTAAATTCAGCCAATAATTCCTTACGCTCGTCTGTTGAACCCAATTTACCTGGTGTAAATGAAACCAACTGAACAGGACATTCGTGAGCCTGTGTGATTTGGTCTTTAACCATCTCTTGTAATAGGATAAATCTTGTATCACTATCATTTAATTGGATTGGTGTAAGTTCAGGTGCTTGTTCCTTGCCCTCCGAGTAGGTTATTATAGCCTTACCAGAATTATCACTACCCTTATAATTTCTTTGAAAATCTCTAAAAAATTGGTTTTGTTCGTCTTGAGTTGGAATACCTGTTGAAAAGTTAAGTATGAATGAAGGAGCAAATCCTTGTCTTACTTGATTGATATGAAACTTACCAATTTGGTAATCCAAGTCAATGTAGTTAATCGCTGTAGAATAGTTTGCAATAGGATACAAGTGAGTATGAGCAGGGTTTGGTTCAATATAATATAATAATTGACGACCTTTTCTATCTGATGGGTCATACTTTTTAATGTATTCAGGTTTATTCTCTTCCTTCTTGATGTTCGCCCAATCCTTTGAATACCAAAAGTAATCTGCTTCGCTCTCGTCCTCTTTCAAACCAATTCTAATGGTATGTACTGGCAAGTAGTTAAAATCAAAGCCAGTCCCTTCTCTGTTCCAAATAACCTCAAGACAAAAGCCGTTATATATCTCAAAATCTTTGGAAATATATCTAAACAAATGTTCTATTCTATTTTTTCTTGCCCATCGTTGTAATGCGGGATTGATAATAGGTTTCAAACCAAAACCTGCAGATAGTTTTGTTTTCTTATTTATAATCGCCTTATTCAAGGGGCTACCATAGTTATTGTATAACTCCAATAAATAAACAGGATACAGATTATCAGCACCCCAAGAAATGAAGTGGTAATCACCTTTCTTTTCAAACTTATAGACAGGTGGGATATACGCCTCGTTAAATGTAAAAATCTTTACAGGTGCTCCTTTTGTTTCGTTAATTTCGTTTTCCATAATTATTCAAATACATATTTCGTTTCAGTTGATGTGTATATTGGGTCGGCTGCTGGTGTCGTTCCATAAATATAAGCCGCTCCTGACTCAACAACATCATTTATTGTAAGGGCTGATGTAGATAAAGTAATCCCCGTTGTCTGCCATACCTTATAATTATATTGTCCTTCAATTAGATTGTAAGGAGTTAAATTGATTGGGAAATAGTTATACCTATTCACATTAGGTGAAGTATCACCAGTCAAAAATAACAAGGTCGTATTGTGTTTTTGCTTACCATCCAATTCCAAAATATATGTTGTTGCACTTAATGGAAAGGTTGTTTTCTCCAATAAAGTGAATGGAACAGAAGTGGTTTGATAATTTGCAATATGTAGCATCTTTTTTCTTAAATATTTTTTGTGGTTATTTGTTTTATTATTATATTTGTAGAAACAATTAAGATATGGAAGACAGACAAATGATGATGATGAAAAACTCCCTTATTCGTGGAACGATGGGAATGTTAAACGATGACTACAGAATGGAGAACAAAGATGGGGCATATCAGTATTTAATGGATGTAACGAACTCTACAACTGAAGATGATATTATTCCATTACTTCGTGGTAAAAGCTTTGAGGAACTAATGGAAATCAACTTAAAAGTTGCTACATACTTGAAACAAGAAAAGGTTTATACTGGTAAATCACACTTAACTGCTGAAGCGTATAAAGAATACGGAAAATACAAAGGTGATTAGAAACAAAAAACCCCCAAGTTCAATCAAGCAAGGGGGTTTCTATAGAAAGTTCAATATAGAACTTGTAGGATTTAAGCTACTGTGATTTTCGTTCCAAATAGAGATTCAGACATTAAGAATACACCATTTGCTGATTTCCAAGCGATACTGATGTTAACACCATTCATATCACCTAATGCAGTTCCTAATGAAGCGTCACCAGCAGATGCACGACCTGATGTTTCAACACCACATAAGTAGTAGTCACCAGCGTTAGAAAGAACAACAGCAATCAAAGGTGCTCTACCCAATTCAACCAATCTTTGACGAGCCGTAGCATCAAGACCGATTAGTTTAATTGATAAAGTAGATTCGTAAAATACTGTTC